TCACTGAAGAACCATCACTGAATGTAAGTGTACCACCCTTAATGTGATCGTGCGTTACGTTTGGACGGTCATAAAGTTTAATCTTATTGACTGTCTGTGGAGTAGACCAATCCAACTGCATCCATGCGCCAACACGTTCACCTGTTGTCACCCAAGCATTTAAGCCAGAAATGGTGCTTCCGTCAGTATCAGAAATACCAATAATGCCGTCGTGCGCTAATGATGGTGGTCTGTCGCTAATATGGGTTGAAGCAGTAGAAGTTGCAGTCAGAGCAATGTTTGTTGATTCAGGTGCCGGAGAAGGTGTGGCTGGAGGAGCATCAGCATCAACTCCAACAACAATCAATCCTGCATTAATAACGGTTCCTGCTGTAAATTTCGTTGCCATTTTAATTAAGTCCTTATAACAATGTTACTTTTTCAATTGTAGATACACCGTTAATAGTGTTAACTGTTCTAATTGTAATTCTACTGTTACTATTTAGATATGCATATACCATAAATGTATCAGACCCTTGTGTTCCTTCGGGGACAATTACAAGATCAGGAGTATCAGTACTATCGACAGGCCCATTTGTTAAAAATAAATCAATTCTTGAGTAACTTCCTTCAAAATTATCATATCTGCCTATAATTTCTACTTGCACTTTTCCAGAGGTGTCCGGTTCAATCCACCAATCACCACCAGACCAGTATGGGGCTTGAATTCTTAAACCTTGATCCGTAACAGTACCTATAGGGTGCCTAGTTCCTTGACCATTATCAAAAATACTTCCGTAAGTCCAGTCTCCGAATGTAAGTGTTCCCGACCCAGTTCCTTCGGTCGAATTATAAACAGCCCTATCAAGAAGAACCGGCCATACTGGGTCAATGTAAGGTTCTGGTTCTGGTTCTGGTGTAGAATCTGATCCCGATTCTGACTCTGAAGATGTAGTTGTTTCTGTTGTTAATATTTCTATTGAGTAAGCGAAGCCATCGCCTGCGGCAGGGTTTGGTGAAATTATTCTTGTCGAATTTGCAGTTAAATCAGATAAGTCCCAGATATAAATCGCACCTGATAGATTGCCGCCATCAACAGTTTCGTTTGGTGCTCCTACGATAACTGTAGTGTCTGTCAGATCAATACTTTGACCGAACAATGGCCGCTGGCCGCTTGTACTCTCAAGGTCATCGCCTAGTAATTGGATAGGCGATGCAGACAAATCAGATCTGTCATAGATATAAACTGCACCTGAATCTTTACTGTTTGGACTTCCGCTCCTAGATCTAGGCGCACCAACAGCAATGTGCGTTTCGGTTACATCGACAGCACGTCCGAATAGGGACCAATATCCAGACGAAGGTTCTGTTAGTTCTGTAGGCGCTGCTGACAGGTCAGACATATCGTAAATATAAACTTTACCTGCTCTTGAATCACCATCAACAAGTAGAGTACTAGCACCTACAACCAAAGTATTTCCTAAAATGGATATAGAACCTTGACCGGCACCGAACGACGATCCAACAACGTCTCCTTGTTCTGGTGCCATTAGTTCTATAGGTGCCGCAGACAGGTCAGAAAGGTCGTAAATGTATATTCCGCCTGGGTCCTGATGCGATCCTGAACCTGCGTCGGTGTTTCCAGTATCGGCATTTCCTCCTTTAGCTGAAATAATTGCATAACTATCGCTCAAAGCGACGTTCATTCCAAATTTACTATACGCAATAAGGTTAGAAGGTCGGAGTTTAGTTGGAGGAGCACTTAAGTCGCTCAGGTTCCAAAGGTATGCCGATCCAGAACTAGTTGCGCCACCATCATCATCTCCTATCGATCCTGCTAAAATATGAGTTTCTGACATTGCGATGTCGGAGGAAGCAAAAAAATCGTAATTTGCCGCGTCTGGTGTTGTAAGTTGTACTGGAACGGCAGAAAGGTCGTTTTTATCGTAAACAAAAATAGACCCTTGGTAGTTATTATCACCATACGAAACGATTACAAACTTATTTGAGTTGGACGCCAAAGCTGATCCAAATTTATTTCCATATACGGGATTTGGATGTAATAATTGTGTCGGTGGAGCAGAAAGATCAGTAGCATCATAAACAAAAACACTTCCTGAATCTGTATCAGCATCATCATCTTGATATGCGCCTACAATATAGTACTGATCGGTTAAAGATGTCGTAGATATGGTGCCATGAACAGGTGGCGCGACATAGTTCTCGTTAGTGCCTGGAGTGAACGTAACGTTTCCAAATAGTGATGTGCCTGGTCTTAAATTAAATGACATTTTAGTTTCCGTTATCTTTTTAGATTACGCCAAATCCTTATCGTGATTTAGGCCGCCTTTTTTCTTTTTAACAATGAACGCGTTTACTCGCGCCATTCCCCATTGTTGCGGTGTAGTTCCAGGCCGATGTCCTGTCTTCCACGCGGCAACTCCACGATTATAAACTTTCTTTAAGGTCTCTGGTGAAATACCAGACTTCTTCGCCTTCGCAGCGATACCGTCCGGTCCTTCTTCTAGGTCGATACTGTCATACATCGAGTATCGTTTTTCTTCAAGATAGTTCTTAAAAGAAATCATGCCAGTTTCCTAATCATTCCTGCAAGTACCTTAGCGTCTACATCTAGGTTAAACCTGCGAATAGTATCAGCAGCGGCAAACTCTGGAGACGTGTATTTACCTTTACCCATCTCACGTTTGATGTGTTGCGCCACTTTACGATATTTGTCTTTATTTATAGTTTTTGATCCGACACGATGCATCAAATCAGTCACCCAGTTCTCTAAGATATCATCTTGGCCTGGTGTGTCCTTAAAATACTTTTTGCGTAACTTGTCGGTACCCTCTTCACCCGCACCGCCGTCTTCTGCGACACAGTTAGGGACCATCTTACCACCCTTCTTTTTCATACCGACTTGCTTGTAACCATCCCAACAATCTTCGTCATACATATCTTTGAACGACTTGGTGTACTTGGATGGTTTAGTCTTGGCGGCCTTGTCGCCTGGCGCTGGTTTGTATGCAGACGAATCATCGTCCGCTTTCTTACCGTGCTTCTTGAAGTGTGCGTCACGTTTTGCCTTGGTTGACTTCGCAAGACCTTTGTGATATCGTGCTGGTTGTGTACCCTCACGATCTTTGATGTCTGGATCTTGTGCGCCTTCATATCGGATTTCAGGAGTTGATGTTTTAAACTCCTTCTTACGCATGATAGTCTTGTTGACAACCTGAAACTCACCGTTTCTATAGTTCACTGCGACCGGAAGATTAAGATCGGACTGCATATCCTTTAGAACAGCTTCAGCATCTCCGTGTTTCTTGATGTCTTTGCCTTTATTCTTTGCAATCTTTTTGAATAGTCTTTGGATTTCAGAAACTTTAATTTCAGGATTATTTCTCTTGTCGTTTATACGATCAACGAAGTGTCGTGTAAATCCGATATTAATATCGAACTTCTTTAACAGACGGTCACCAAACTTTTCTAGATCTTTTAGTTGTTGCTGTGTTATATTTTCCGATATTAATTCTACGGAGTCCAACCACTTACGTATTTTTTTGCCGTCAAATGTTTCCACTATAACGTAGTTCGCACCTAGAACGGATACGGTAGCGATCTCTTCAGATTCTTTAATAACTACCGTATCACCAACTTCAAACAGTTCACCCGAAACATACTGTTCACGAGTTTCTGATACTGTTTCTAGTTCTAGATGATTACGGAATTCGTTGGCTTCCTTGAGTCCCATACCCCTACGCACATCATTAAACAATTTGCGTGTGTCGGGATTTGACATGGACTTAGGAACGCCCTGAGAGAATGAAACAAAATCATTTTTCTGTGCGTTCTCTCGTTGTTTGGAGGCAGACATACCCTCTACGCCGCTAGCGTCTGGATCTCTCTCACCTGCAGATACTACTTTAATACTCTTAAAATTGTAAAAACCATGTCTTGCTTTCTGTCCGTTGTACTTGTTCAACAGGACTTCGAATTCTGTAATACGGTCTGCACCGACAACCATAGTAACTGACTTGTAACCTTGATTGTACAATGTGACCATTGCGTTGATAGCTGTTTTCACAGTCTTATCAACCATGACGTTCCGTGCATGTTTTGGAAACATCTTACGTGTGTGTTTGATTTTGTCGGTATACGACAGGGGATTCTTTTTCGCGTCTTGGGATTGTGACACGAAGACTTTATAGTCGGCCTTGCCTGACTTTTGAGCTAACGTATCCATCACCTTACCATGTCCGATGGTAGGTGGATTCATACGTCCGAATGTAAAGTAGACCTCGCGTTCTTCCTCCACGAGGTACTGACTAAAATTCTTAATCACTTCTCTGCGCCGCCTTGTCGTCTAGCTCTCTTTCTATCTATCTCTTGGCGACGAACCGTTTTCATCAACTTGCGTGACTGACGGTCTATTCTTGCTTGCACTGCTGGTCTCTCTAAACGCTTCTCGATCTCCTTCTTACGTGCAATCGACATATCACCTTTGTCTTGACCTTTGGTGATCTTCGAAATCATCGCCTTTCTTGCTTGACGACGTGCACGTTTCTGAAGAACCTCTTTTGAGGCCATCTTACGTTCTGCGCGTTTGCGACCCATTGCAATGCGAGTTTTATTCTTTTTCATTTTCATCGCGAGTTTACGGCGCTGAGTTGCGTCTAACACTTCACTCACGAACTGCTTAAATGATAGCATAACTACCTAATCCTTTATTGGTTTATTCCATATTATCTACGGGCTGAATCCCAACCCTTTAATATATCAGATGAAAAGTTGTTGTAGGAGAACTCCATACGATCAACCAATTTCACCGCGTCACCACCAAGTGTATCAATTGCAACATATCCTTCTTCGCCAGTCACTTTGTAACCATTCGAAGTTTTTACGAAAGTATCAATTGATTTTAATTTGTCCAAACTATTTATAAGTTTTAATTTCACTAATACAATTAATCGTTGTAACTCAAACATTTTTATGAGGTTTGCCTTGTTAGTTGCAGAGAAAAAGTCCATTTCGTCCTTCATCTTAGCGACCCAAGCGTCCTTACCACGTTGAGACTTCTTACTATCTATCTCTTTCTTATAGTATGCTTGACGATGTTTAATGAGGCCTTCAACATGTTTTTTAGAGTCTGGTATCAACGTACCCGCACGAACGAATGTGTTGTTGTATGTTTCGATCGCCTGTGCAAACTTAGGATTATCACCAACAGATTTTAGTGTAGACGAAGAGGTTTGTCGGAACAAACGGCCGATCTGCGTCAACAAACCATTTACTTCGGTTGTCTCACTTTCACTCATCGTTGCATTAGTCACGTCGCGAAGCATCGCGTCCTGTGACCATACATTGCGAGAATTGCGGAACTTAGAGACATCCACACCGTAAGATGCAGTCATGTTTTCAAAAGAATCGCCCGTGTAGGTTGTGTGCCAGACGATTCCGATCTTCGCTGCACGAATGTCTGCCGCCTGATCCCACGGCACTGCATACGCGATTGTGTTCGGGTGAAAGACGACATACTTCTGACCACCGATCTTTTTACCCTGTAGGTCTGCGCGACTGAACAGGAAGTCTCCCTGAACGACACCCTTGATGTTTAGGTCGGGGAGATACTTGAGTGCAGCCTTGAGTTTAGTGTTAAGATCGCCCTTGGTGTCGGCATCGATGTCTGCGTCGGTCTTGTAGACCTTCGGGTTCTTGTTGAATATCCCTTTCTTCGCGACAAAGAACTGACCGTCTCGTGGGTCTTGTCCCGCAAAGATTGCAGGCGCGCCGTCCCATTTGACCGATACGCGACCACCACCAGATCCCGCCAACATGTCTCGCAATCCACGCAGCGCATTGATCGCTTGTCGTGTGCCGTCAACTCCACCATACAGGACCTTGTCCTCGATGTGAGTCATGTGAGTGTTCTTTTGTTCTGTGATGAAGTTGCTGAAAGTTTCCATACTATCCTTCAATTTTCGCATATACTGCCGAGAAACTACTCTTAGAGCTCGCGTAGTAATATATGTCCTTTACAATTTTATCTTTAGTGTCGTTTGTCTGCGCATCAAGGTGCGTTAGGATTAGAAGACCAAGATACTTAGAATACCTCCACTTCAATTCCTGTTGTTGATATCTTACTTTGTGTTCATCATATGGAGGCAAATTATTAACACCTAGATCTTTAGCCATGTCATAAATGCCTTTACATATAGACTCGTCATCACGCCTAACCTTCCCTGCGACGTCAGCACTAGTGGGCAGTATGATATTGCAATGTTGTTTAAATATGTAAGAAACCGGACCAAGCGAAGCCTTACCTTGGTTTGCTGTCTCTCCTTTCACTTCGGACTGGTATCCAGTTAATCCATCGCCTGTACCAAAACTTCTGAATTGTATTCTTTCTTTAAGACCTGGCCCATATTTAATATAGATGTCCATAGAGTCATAAATGGTAGATCGCTCGTTTGCTTTGATTGTCATACCTTTATAGCTGACAGCGCCTTTTGATCCCTTAGATTCAACTAGATTGACTTCACTATACTGAGCACGACGTTCCATTTTTTTCAAAGAAACACCTACACAATCTTTAGATAGGTACATGTGCATCATTGTACCATTCAGACCTTTCAAGGTCTCTTCATCGTTTAGTTTGTTTACCCCAAAGTTTCTAGATATCATATACATGTCAGCAGGAGACCATTTATTTAAATCTCCAAAAGCCTTTTCTTTTCTGTTCAACGCTTTGAATGCGTTCTCAATAATATCGACTTTGCTGCTTCCTCTATGAAATATGTATTGCTTACCTCGATACTTAGAGTATAACATGTTTGCCCCTAAGATGGAAGACTTTACCCAATCTTCTGGCAATTTGTTTACCATGTTATCAAAGTTTTCAGAGACATCAATGTATTGCTTGGTTCGTTCAAATTGAGCTGGAGTTATAATCTCATCGAGTTTCATGGGTCTTTTTAAAACATAGAAAACCAACGCGCAGTACAGACATTGTGCAGATTCCACTAACTCGGTGATATCTGAACCTGCACCAGATCCACCACCACCACCGAATTCTGCGGTCTTTTCTAACTCATCAATACGAACAATCCTGTCGTTCATATCTTTAAAAAGTCGTTTGTTACCTTTTAATGCAGTTAGATTACCTCTCTCAAAATTTCTCTTTATCGCAGGCGTAGCATAGAAAAGAATTTTCGTCTTACCGTTGGTAAGTTCGAATTCCTCTCCATTCTCGATTTTAGATACGAGTTTTTTATACCGAGGAGTTCCAGCTTCGGGGTGTCTTTTCGCAAACTTTTTTGACAATTCTGCTAATGATAATTCTGCCAAACCTAGTGTCTCCTTACTCTTTATTGAGTATAACAGACACTATTTATATGTCAAGGGCATTTCCGGAGTTTTCTGCGTTATATTGCGCAATTGTGTCGCGAAGAGGTCGGACCCAAGTATCTCTGTGTTCTATAAAGATCTGTGGATCATGGTTGTCGACAGAGATAATAGTGACGAGCTGGGTGATGGGACGACCCGTACGTTCTTCCCACATGATTGCGTAGGCAGACTCTTGCATAAAGTAATTCTTAATCCAATCAAGACGTTTGGGTTTCATAGAGGTCTTAAAATCGATGATAGATAACTTACCATCAAACTCAGCAACACAGTCCACACGGCCAGCGACGCCCAAATGATTTGAGTAGAGTGGTGCCTCCTGTGCATATACTCTGCCAATGCGGCCATCAAGAATGGGTTTGAGATCAAGAAAACTGCCAATAATATCTGGAGTGTATCCATCTTTAAAATTCTCTTCATTGTTGATGTATTTCTCAATGATCGCGTGAACTGCAGTACCGCGTGTAGATGCACGGTGAGAGATACGGTTTGCTTCTTCGTTACCGACCTTTTTACGCCACTTTGCGATAGACTCGCGTGATAGGATAGAGAGTACGGTGGTTATAGAAGGAAGATTAATTCCTTCGGGCGTTTTATACTCACGGCGACCATTGCGGTTCTCCGTTTTCATTTCTGTCAACTCGACAGGCACATGTTCAAACATTATCTATAGTTGTCCAAGTCACTTTCATCAATGGATCTTCGTTCTCTTCTCACAAGATATGAAAAAAAGACTAGACTAGCGAATGTGATAACACCAATCGTCGCGAAGAAATATAATAGGAATTCTAACATAAAAAAGATCACTTGTCAATAGCAAAAGATCCCCACAAGTACGGCGTTCTAAAGACATATTTGGTATAGGTGAAACTTGATATAACTCTGCTTGGCATTTTTACATGCACGTATTGAGAGATCTGCAGATCTTATCAGTGCGCCCGTGCGCAAAATTCACTCTTATGTCAAACTACCGTACTGTGTGGGGGAACTGGTGGAGCTAGAGGGAGTCGAACCCACGACCTCTTGAATGCAAATCAAGCGCTCTCCCAACTGAGCTATAGCCCCTATAGTTCCTATTTATACTTCAGTCGCACCCAAGTTCTTGGCGCGACACCTCATCGTTATTGATGGGACAGTTACCACTTGGTAACGACTCTGGCACATATCGCATCAACTCTGGATCATGCAAACTGTTCTCAAGAAAAGCAACAAGGTTTGTGATCTCATCTTCGGTCAAGTCTAACGGAGTGAACCGATAGTCAAGGTCATACGTTTCCACTTGTGGGTGTTGTGGAACCGCAGCCACCTTGTATCGCACGACATCTTCTACACTAGAGAATGACGCACCGTGACCGAATACAGTAGTATCTATAAGGTTGTAAAGAGGTGGAACTTTGAACTTGAATCGGTCAAGTTCGTCGCCAGTGAATCCGCCGCGACCCTCTCTAGTCGCATCGTTGACTTCACCGACCGTGTCTTCCCAGATGTCTAGATCATGGAAACCGACAGTCATGAACACTTCGTCTGCCATGGCACCAACCGGAGACGACAACGCAGGTCCGTTATGACAAGCATAACAGTTACCCTTACCGAAGAACACTTCTGCACCAGCGACTTCAGATTCAGTCATCGCAGTTTCGTCACCTTTCAAGTATGCTTGGAAGGGTGCTTGGTTCGCAAGAATGGTTCGTTCGTATGCGGCAATCGCAAGTGCAGTTGCCTCTAACATATCGTCGGGTTCTGCAACACCGTACGCAGCTTCATACATCTCACGATAAGTTTCGTTAGTGCGTAATAGTGAGTTGGGATTGTTTGTTCCCATACGATGCACACCTAGACCCGCAACTGCTTGTGTCTCTAGACCAGCGAAGTTGCGTAGGTTTGCTTCTTTCGGAGTACCTTCTGTGAAGTGGCGCTCTTCGTCAATACCGACATTGACAACACCACCGATGACATTACCGAACTGACCATTCCACAACATCACCTCTTGGTATGCCGTGTTGAGTACAGTGGGTGAGGTTACGGGTTGCACATCAACGTGAGCAAGGTCAACACCTTCCATAACCATACGATGGTCAAACCCGATACCGCCTTCACCGATACCCTGACGAATACCAGACTTGAATCCGTTCTGGGCATTGTGACATGACGCACACGAGAATGTACCTTCACTGGACGCAATGTCACCTTCAGTGATACCAGTCTCATGATAGACTAACTTACCTAGTGCGACTTTCTCGGCCGTAATAGGGTTACTGGGATCTTGCGGGATGTTATCGAAGTCATCACTGTCAGGCAGGATGTATTCTTCGTATGAACCGATCGTTGATGTGGAGTCAAGTAACGTGAGTAGATTGTCACGTGCCTCGACTGCTGGATCAACAGGAGTTACTGTTGGGGGTGTTGTGACAGGATCTGCCACGATGGGTGATGGTGCGTCAGAAGCACCACCAGAACATGCACTCAGGAGTGCCGTAGACACAGCTACAGTTAGTAGTTTCTTCATAATATAAGAGTCCTCTCATTACTCTATTTCAAGTTACGAGAGTAAGTATACTACAGTTTATAGACAGGTGTCAAGTGTGAATAGTTATCTTTTTTTGACGCGCTTGATTGCTTGCTTCTCTACTTCGATCCAACGTTTCGCCTTCGCACCAACAGGTTTATCCGTAAACTTCTTTGCATCACGATATGCAGTCAGTGTTTCTTTTTCGTAGTTCTTGCCTTCTGAGTTATCAACTACCAAGAAGTTCTCTTTACCGAACATACGCTGGAACTTACCAACATTGCGTTGAACCGCTTTCCAGTACTCAGTAACACCCTTCGCACCTAGTGTACGAGCTCGTTTTGCATCACGGTTAATCGCAGTGTCAAGATCTGTGTTGACGAATATCATTGCGACATCGTAACCTAGATCTTTAACCTTTTGTGCCTGCGCTGCGATTTTGTCTGGATCTTTACCAGTACCGTCTACGACAAGACCAAGACGGCCTTTCAGATATCGTTCTTCTTTCTTGCCGGTTAGTTTCTTTGCCTTGCCACGAAGTTCTTGACCCTTCGGTGAGAAGATATTGTCCGGAGTCATATCCATATCAACTTTCTTCATAGCAGCTTCAAATGCGTCGTCAGAGTTAACGACCTTGTAACCCATAGAAGTCAAACCAGTTTTGCCGACGATGAATGACTTACCAGAGCCTGGCCCACCCGCAAGAAAGATCGCCTTGAAGATTGCTGGATCGTTGACACCTTCGTCTAAGAATGTTTTAAAAGATTTCATTGTAATACAGTCTGTTGGTGATAGATGTATTTATTTATACAAATTGTGGCGGTGGGCGTAGGATTCGAACCTACGGAACCTCTCGGTTCAACGGTTTTCAAGACCGCCGCTTTCGACCACTCAGCCAGCCCACCTATTTTTAAAATAAAAAAGGGGGAGTTTCCTCCCCCGCCTCAACTGGGCACCACTGATTCAGTTATTTGTAAAGGGGAATCAGACCCTTTTTGCAAAGATATCTGAGAAGTTCAGACCGGAATATTTAGATGCACCCGAACTCTGGTTATTGTACCATCGCTCTCGTGCGCCGTACTCTGTCATTGAGTAGGTTAGGCCTACTTGCATACCTTTATAAAAAATCTTCCACTCATGTATCATAACATTTCCTCAATTGGTCGGAGATGAAGGATTCGAACCTACGACCCCTGCATCCCAAATGCAGTGCTCTACCAAGCTGAGCTAATCTCCGTTATTCGTTAGAAACAAACTCGTTGATTTGTTTCGCGATAGACATAACTTCGGTCAATGTTGGATAGTCCGGATAATCTGGAATATCAAATCGGCCATCCGTATTACCAAAAGTAGATTGGAACTCAATCATTGCTTGACGACGATCTTTTGCTGCCCAGTATTCATCTACTAGGACGTTTCTTGCGGTCTCGAACATCTGGTATCGAAGTTCGTATGGACTTGTATTAGACATAATTGTCTCCTTGTGTGTGTTGTGTGTAAGTGAGCAGTTTTCCACATACTCAGGTGACGGGCGTAACGACCAGCACGAGTTTAGAGTCATCTCGGGACTGAGAGTCAATCGAGAGTGATTTCTTCTCGCTTCTTCTTGGCACCTTGTTTAATTCCAAGTGCGATCTCAAGTCTCTCGATCTCCTTGTCCTTACGCTTCTGCCATTGTTGTTCAGTGCGGCCGTTCTTCTCAAAGAACGTTGACGCCTGAAGACGATCGAGTGCGCCTTCGCGTCGGCGCTTGACTACATGCTTTCCTCGCATATCAATCCTTAAATTTGCTGTCAATCCAGCATTTCCCATAGTACAGGATACCTAACCAGATGGTAAACATAATACCATCGATATATCCCAGCTCATTCCAAACTTGTATCGGATCCATTTTCGGGTCTTCCTTCTGGCCATTCCCAGACTAAACACTTTGCTTTTGGTACATATCGCACGACGCAAATTTGTTGCGCAACACCGCGACCACCAACACATTCTTGTTCCTCTTGAATAAAGGTTGCCCACTTGAGACAAAGTCCTTTATCAATTTGTTCACTCATTGTACTACAACTGGTCACTGTTGTCAACAGTGCAACTAATAAAAACCTCATAAGTTTTCCTCAAAGTTGGCGGAGCGGACGGGACTCGAACCCGCGACCCCCGGCGTGACAGGCCGGTATTCTAACCAACTGAACTACCGCTCCTAATATGGTCTGAGGCCTTCTTTGCCTCTATGGTATCTCCCCCATATACAGTGTGCCACTTCGTGTCCAATCAACTCAGGTTCCCACTGCCACTGTGGGTCCTTTATGTACACGGTGCACTCGCCGGTTTCCGGAATCCAGAGAGTGAATGCACTCACTGTGTCCCATTGTACGCCTAGATTCTGTCGTCTGGCTGAATTATACTCGGCTTCGTTTTTGAGTAAAACAAAATGAACCTTTGGATGTAGGTTCTCGTATTCCTTTTCTAGGAACTTATAATCATCCGCACCGTAACGGTACGCATTGGTGATACCGGACGATGCGCATCCGGTGATGAATAGACTAATCGCTATCGTGAACGTGTAATTGAATAAGCGCATAATGAAGTACCTTTAGTAAGTCTTTTCGCGCATCGTCGCGGGTTCCCTTTTTCCCGTAACGCTGTGCGTATTTTAAAACATTACCGATACAGAATCCTGTACCGTGCCCCCCATCAATAATAAATTCGGTCGCCTGAAACTTCTCTTTGGCGTAGTGTTGATTATATGTAGAGTCAATATAACTCGAAAATTCTGCGATCAACTTATCTTCGTTGAACTTGTAGTTAGGCGGAAGGTCTAGTGTGAACTTAGGAATCTCTTCCTCAGTAACATAACCTTCGGCTCTCAGATCTTTTACGTTTTCCATTACCACTCCCTCAAAATAGTTGTTGCAATCATAAACCCAGAAACCGCATTCAACATGATGAGTGCGCGGTCTTTCCAGATAACAGATACCCAAGTCCATAGTATAATACCTACGAACCCGATTGTCAAGTCATACATGCGATATTCTGGTCCTGCTGAGCGCATTGCCAGAGAAGCAAGAATAAGAATTGATGCGGCCCACTTGAGGTACCAATCAAAATCTTCGGGATACCAGTTGCGATCTGGTTTAGTGCGACCGTCTGCTCTTACTTGAGGGTCACCGCGACCTGTTTTAGGTGCCATATATTTCTCACTAGTTCATAATATTGGTGCGAAAGGAGAGACTCGAACTCTCACGCCTTGCGGCACTGGTACCTAAAACCAGCGTGTCTACCAATTCCACCACTCTCGCAATGTGGCTGGCGCGGCAGGGCTCGAACCTGCGACCAGATGATTAACAGTCATCGGCTCTACCAACTGAGCTACGCGCCAAAAAAACTTATATATAATATGTACAGTGTAATAAAACTGTCATACTATTAACTGCCGTGAGGCAACAAAAGTCGTCGTGAGACGACAGGAGAAAGCAAATGAAACTAGTACTAACTTTATTGCTGTTGGTAGCAACACCAGCGGCACTTGCAAACTCAGTCACTATCTGTAAAGATGATAAACTACTTATATCGTCTGATAGTGTGCATATTATATCAAAAGATCACGAGACTGTCAAGTTATCTCACAACTGTGATCTAAAACTTTCACCTGACTCAAAAGTCGTGGTGAAGAATAACGGTCGTCGAATCGTCGAAGAATCTATGATCGCTATTATTGTGGACAAAAAAAAGACCTACTGCGAAGTGCAGCAGATCCTTTCTTAGTTATCAGGCCACCTCTTCTTCTTGTGGGATTGCGTTGCGCAGATACCCAAGTATGTTTTCAGGGGTGGTCATCTCATACGGATCATCGTCCGCATTATCTCGGATACTTGCTTCACGGAACAATGCCTCAATCACACCATCGGTGACGACCATCGCATAACGCCATGAACGGTATCCGAATCCTAGATTGTCTTTATCGACAAGCATTCCCATCGCACGTGTAAAGTGACCGGAACCGTCCGGAATCACCTTGACTCGCTTGAGTTCTTGATCTCGTGCCCATGCGTTCATCACGAACGAATCGTTTACCGACATACAGTAGATGTCATCAATACCTAGATCAACAAACTGATCAAACTTCTCTTCGAATGTCGGCAACTGCATCGTAGAGCATGTTGGCGTGAATGCGCCTGGCAGTGAGAAGATTACAACACGACGACCTGCAGTATAGTCTGCCATCGTAGTCTCTTCCCATCGATATGGGTTAGGGCCTTCAATACTATCATCACGCACTCGTGTCTGAAATGTTGCTTCGGGCAACGTGTCGCCCACTTTCATTCCGGTGATACGCATCCACCGATCATCATTATCTGTCATTAATCCTCCATCTCTGACAAATCTATGACTCCATCATGGAGCCACTTTTCTTCAAGTTGAGTCAACTTCTCGTTCTCGTACTGTCTTGCTTCTAATTCGTCGGGATGATTTTTATAACCCTTCAGAAAGTTCAACCAGACATATCGTACATAAAACTTGATTATACCCATTCGTTTAATCTGATAGCAGTGTTGCAATTCGTGTCGGTACAACTTTACCAGTGCACGTCGAGTCATTAACTCAGACTGTGCGACTGATCCTGTTGCATATTTCTTTGGTCGCATGATCACATACGGCCACAATACAACACCACGAAAATGAGACTTCCAAGGAAAGATTGATTGAGATTCTTCCCTATAGACTATCTTAAACTTCATCCTTCCCCCACCTTTTTAGTGTGTCTTTATGTATAGACTTGTGCGAGTAGTACATGGTGATACCGCCGAATACCATAGGGCACAGAAAGATTGCGAGGAGACCTAGCATTCCTATACTCATTTATAAAGCTTTCCGTACAGTGTCCCCATTATTCTATGGTGGACAACTTCGCGTCCTTCAGTGTCTTCAGTACCACCGCACCAAGAACACTCTTCGTCCTTGCCTACCCAAACATCGCCTTCAAACATGCAACTATGATTCCAAACTACGGTCGACATGTTTTGCCAAAAACAATCGTTAAAGGTTTTGTCCCAAACTTCGTTGCCTGTTCTTGAAATAGGTGACTCTGCAATCTGAATGAGTTTGCTCATCTTGCGGCCTCTCGCTCTGCGATTGCCTCCTGACTGAAACCACGCATCGCAAGTTCGTTGCGCATCTTTCTTTTTTGTTTCTTGTTACTTGTACTGAAGAACTCGTTCCACAATTGTGTGTTGTCGAGTGTGTGCATATAGTAATGCTTATCGGTGTTACGTGAACGTGCGATCGCACTCTTGTAAACTTGACTTGCTTTGTACTTTACTGGCATAATATAAGTTCCTTCTTATCCTGCAGAGATTTTTAATGTTCCTGCGTCATTCCAAAGTTGACCCGCATTTACTGGGTCGGTTGTAGGTAAGTTACTGAATACGACTGTTGCGCCGCTCGCAGTAAGATCGGTCATAGTGACACCAGCACCAAACGTCCAATCGTTTGTAGTGTTGTATGACAACGAACCAGCAGCAGAAGTGCGGATATCAATATCATACTGAGCAGTAGAATTGTATGCACTAGTACCATCAGCTTTAATCATAATGGTGTTATTAAAATTGGACGTGTTGTTTGCGTTATATCCTATCGCAACTGTATAATCACCAGAACTTCCTTTACCAGCGTCCTTACCTAATGCAATCGAACCTACGCCAGGATAAACCGCACCTGCTTCATGACCAATTGCAATCGCATAATCTGCCGGATTTGAGTTTCCAAAGTAGTTTGTACGTGAACCAATGAATACGCCGCCGGAATTAGTAGACTGCGAACCAGCACCTGCCTGATACCCAATTGAGACACCGTTTGCCTGTGCACCAATATCATAACCCATAGCAACTGATTGTGGTCCAATACCCGCCATGTCGCTGATCTGAGTACCGATGATGATATTGTTATTGTCTCCGTTTAATGTTGACGTGTCTGGAGTTATCTGGATAGCGTTGTCGCCTGCAGGTTTATTCTGCATTCCGATTAGAGCGATTGTTGCCGCAGAGTCTAGACCGCCACCAGCGGGCAGGTTGGTCAACTGTGACCCGTCTCCTATGAAAGCGTTTGCCGTTATATCCCCATTGAATTCAAATGGTATTTCAACACCACTTGCTAAACTAATGTCATGGAAAGCACTACCGTCTTTACCTATGAAGGTGCCTCCGTTTAATAAAGAAACAACTTCTGCTGTGGTATAATTATCAAAGGAATGCCCAAGAAGGTGATTAGTGGCTGTGGAAGTTCCTGAGATCGTATTGGTTATTAGTTTACTACTCTCCTTTACGTCTAATCTCGCAGTTCCATTAATCTCAAGTGCGTTGCGAACTCTAAGCGTAGATCCGCCGCGGACTTGTAATGTACCACCAGTGGTTGTAAGAGAACCAGCATCAGCAAATGATCCACCTTGCACTTCCCAAGTTGCTGTACACGTTACAGTGCCCGTTAATAACGTACTGGCGGTACTCACTCGTGTAAGACTAGTTGCATTAACAGTTCTTACGTTGGCATAACTACCGTCTTGTACCGTAATGCCACTATTAATATCACCATCGGTATAGAAAGTGGATCCATCATAGATTTTTAATCCACCGTTCCAAGAAACATCATCGTTGTATTGATTAAAGAACCATTTAATATTCGAATGACCAATCTGTGCGAATGCGGCAACAACAATATCACCACCCATTTGCAATTGAGGCATTCCATAAAGCACAAAGTAATCGCCGCCTGCCCCTATTGTGGCCGCACTACCATTCGCACCAGCAGGATCGACTGCATTCTGAGAAAGTAACAAAATTTGTGCATTAACATGAGCTAACCGAAGGTACCCTCCTGTAGCTGCGTGTGTTACTCCTTGTTCTAACGCAATGACATAGGCAGCGTTTTTGTCACCTCCACTATAATCGTTATAACCCACGTCTGCAAGTGGATTCTCCATCATGAAGTTAAATGCTTCTTGGAGAGTTGCAAACTCTTGATCATACACCAGATTAGATACTGCACCACGGGTGTCCTGAATTTGAGATAATTTGTTTGCAGGGTCACCAACATAGATGTAATATTCTGACGTTGTTTCTCGTGATTGAACTTCTAGTTCGTCACCAGCAGGTGTTCGCGCAGCAACATAGTCTGAATCTACAGTCGATGGAATATCCAAAGCAGTGATGTAACTAGTATCGTTCGTGAATGAACTGAGTGCAGTTGGTGCGCCTGTCAGCGAAGAGTACGCAAAATCTTGCGGAACCTCACGCGCTTGAACATAATCAGAATCTACGAGTAGTGTGACTGCAGCAGAGTCTAGTCCACCACCAGTGCCGCCAGAGATTCCTGTTAATTGAGAACCATCACCAATGAATGATGTTGCGGTGACGGTACCGGTTACATCCAGATCTCCATTGACCTGCATGTTAGTATCTACAGTAAATGTTTTTGTGCTTGACATATTAGGCATCCCACTTTGTTCAGATAAGAGTTCTTGATTAGTTATTTCTCCATCTGCATTTACATTAGGAGCTTCTACATTTGACATTGTATTATCCTTCGTTTTCTAAATCCCAAACGCATTTGTTTGGGGTTGCTTTAAAACTGCTGTTCTTCGGTTGACCCTGCCATAGCCGCGGTCGACTTAGACCCAAGAGTAGTCGTGATCGCATCGAAATACCCGACGCCGACCTCCCTTTGGTGTCTCGCTCCCGTGTATCCACGCGCTTCTGCATCGAACTCTGCCTCCTGTAATAAACTGTAAGCATACATCCCCTCATCTTTGTAACGGTTTGCGAAATCAAAGACTGCATAGTTAGTCTGGTGAAAACCAGCAAGTGTAATAAACTGAAACTTGAATCCCATGCGACCTAGTTCTCTCTGGAACTCTTTTAGTTCTTGATCGCCTGGAATTGACTTGCGCCAGTTGAATGATGGTGAACAGTTATACGCGAGCATCGCGTCTGGAACTGCACCTTTGACTGCGTCGGCGAAACGCTTCGCATCCTTCAAGTCTGGTGTCGATGTTTCGCACCAAACGAGGTCTGCGTATTCTGCGTATGCCTGACCGCGCACACAACCGAACTCTAGTCCTTTACCCTCTTCGAGCATGTAGAACCCTTCGGATGTGCGACATTGCATAGAACCACCCGAACCTTGGGCAACTCTCTTAATGAATGGTTTGTCGGTGTCGGAGATGTTACTGGAGATTAACTTAGCAGACTCAGCATCGGTACGAGCAATAACGACTGTATCAGTGCCAGCAACGTCACTAGCAAGGCGAGCGGCATTAAGATTGCGTAGAGCTTGACTAGTCGGTATGAGAACTTTTCCTCCCAAGTGTCCGCACTTCTTTTCGGCAGCAACTTGGTCTTCGAAGTGAACAGCGGCAGCACCTGCTTCGATAAGATTTCTTGCAAGTTCATACGCATTTAGAACACCTCCGAATCCTGCTTCAGCATCGGCAATAATAGGGGCAAATTCAAACCCGTTTCCAGTTTCCAGATATTCGATCTGGTCTTGTCGTCTAAATGCATTATTGATAGACCGGACAACATTAGGGACGCTATCAACAGCGTAAAGAGACTGATCTGGGTAAACCTCGTTATGAGAGTTGGCGGATGCGGC